ACAAAAAGAGGATAAGGAATCCGACACCAACTACGTCCATAAGGGATTGGCTCAACGATCTTTCAAAAGAGCATGGACACTGGCAGACGATACAGAAGTCGCAGACGTTTCCTTTGAAGACGGACTCCTCTCTGTCAACTTGAAAAAAATTGTTCCCGATCATCATAAGAGGAAGGATTATCTCTAAATAAAAGAAAAAAGTATATGAAAACCTTCCAGGAACTAATGATCATTTTATCAGAAATGAAAGGTGACTTTGGTGCTGATGTAAAAATGAGTGATCAACCAGTTAATTGTTATGGAAAAATTGTAAAGTATGCTATGGCACCTGGTAAGAAAGTTTGTAAAATGAAAAGAAAAAGATAATAAATAAAATTGAATATCGTCGGCGCGGGGAGAACTGGCAAAATCCAGTTGACTCCCCCATTTTTTTAACTTATAATTGGAAGAGGTATAAAATTAATATGACTGTAAAACTTGCTATTTTAAAGTCTGGAGAACAAATTATTGCTGATATAAAAGAAGGTTTGTACGATGATAAAGTCGTTGCATATATTTTTGATAATCCGCATAAAGTTGTTGTTAATGGATCGTATAAAATTCTTGATGAAGATAATGAAACTGCAAATAGAATAAGTCTTTCTCTTCATTCATGGCCTTCGTTATCTTCCGATAAAATAGTTTCTGTTGTTACTGATTGGGTAGTAACTGTTGTTGAACCAAATGAAAATCTTAAAAGTCTATACGAAAATAGAGTATTAAAAAATGGAAAAGAAAATGATCAAGTTGCTAATTTTACTGAACAATCAAATTCTGATATCTCAAATTGAAGAGGTTAGTGCTGATATTGGAGAACCTGACTGCAAATTAATCGAACCATTTATTGTAGATCAATCAACAAGTTCACAAATTTTGTCTCCTTGGATGATTGACTACACAACTCAAAATATTTTTATGATTAATTCAGAAAAAATATTGACACTTGCTGATCCAAAACCAACGCTACTTGAAAAATATCAAAATTTAATTAACAAATAATAAAATATTAAAATTTCATAAAGTGCCTTAAATAGTAATAGAATAGGAACTGCTATGGTTGTTCTAACTGCATCAACCATTATTACTTGCTCTCAAGCCTTGAATATCATCTATCGAATTCAAAGAGTTGTTGGACTAACTGAAGTTCAAAAAACAGAAATAATCCAAGAAATTCGCAAAGTAATTCCATTCTGCCCTGTTACAGTTAAACAAAACGAGAAATGAAATTTTTACCTTTGTTGCTTCTAACAGTTCTCCCAGTATCTGCAGAAGCAATTACTTGGAGAGAATTTTGGGAACCTTTTGAATATCAACGTCCTGTTTATGAGAGACGTTATATTCCAATGTGTGACAGACGTGTTTATCGTGAGGAATATGTGCCAGGAAATTATTGGAGACCTGGATATGTAAGAAGGTGGACAGAAGTAGTAAGAGTTCCTTGCGAAGATTATTAACCTGTAAAATTGCATTTCAATCATGGAAGAATCACAAGACATCAAATGGAATCGCGGATTGGATCTGTTTATTGAAAGTGTCCATAAACCAGATCATGAACTAAGGCAATGTGCCCATAATCAAAAATGCTTCCATGAGTTGATGGCAGTCAGAGAAAATGTGTTAGAATATTTGAAAACTTTGAGGAAAGATTGATGGAAGGATCTTTTGAAATTCTCCACTTCTCTTATAGAAAGTGGAGATCTTTTCATAAACAAGGTTGTTATAATCTCAATCTAATTTTCCGCGCATCTGATAGTGATGATGAATACTACAGTAGCAAAGATAGGTTTATGTATGAAACCGAAGAATGGCATAAATCTGAAATTGTTCAAGACTTAGAGTTAGAACAAAAATATGTTATGGGTCTTGATATTCTGAATGCAAAAACTGGTAAAGGAATACTGGAAGATTGGAAGGAAGAAAAAGAAAAAGAAGATTTTGATGAAAATGAACTTATTCCAATTGATATTGTTAACAGAGATGGTATAGAAAGAGAAGACGTTTATATCAAGGGTTATCAAAGAAATGAAACTTTGATGCTCCAATATATTGAAAAATTTGATGTATTTCGTTTTCACGAGTTCTTTGAAATTAATCCAGCTACAAAAGGTATCATCAAATACATTGAAAAATTGAAGAATATGTATAATCCAGATACATACTATGCTGGACAATTTCTCAGAGCAATTAAATCTTTAGAAATATGGTGGGATTAACATGGGACTTTACTACTATACACTGTTCACTATTTTCACTATCATTGCAGTTATGGTAGTATTGGACGCTAATGTTGGTGACTACATCATTCTCCTTTTAAAGAGTGGAAAATTAAATGTTGAAAGACTTATTTGGAAAATTAGATTTCATCCAAATAATCCTATTGGAAGATATTTAATGTGGAGAAGATCTCTTAAACTTGCAAAACAACTTCAAGAAGAATTTAATAAGAAAAATGAGTGATACGGATCCTACTGCTCCCTGGTATGAATTTCTTTCATATGTCAGGTGTTGCGAAAGTTTGGGACAAAAGGTTTCCCTTCAAAGATTCATGTGCTATAATGCATATCTAAAATCAGTTTTACATGAAAAACATTCTTGAAAATCTTTTCTCTTTAAAAAATTATTTGCTTGATGAAACTGAGCACATTTCATTGTTGGAAAAAATCAATGAACTTGAAGAAAGAATTATTAAACTTGAAGACGAAAGTATCAGTCAAACAAATGAACTCTATCGTCTTGAAAATTCTTTAGAATCCAGAATTGACATTCTTGCTGAACAAATAAACAACTAAAATCATGACAAACCTTTCATATCTTAGGGAACTAATCTTTGATGCCCTGGCAGACGAAGAAATTGAAGTTGATGAAATTTACACTACAATTCGAGAAGAAGTTGCATCTGTGATTGAATATCATCAAAATTTGATGAATCGTGCTAAAAAACTTTATGATAAAATGAATTCTTATCAATCCTATGATAGTGGTTTTAATTATCTGAATATTTCTGATCCTTATTCAACTTCTGTTGAAAATTATATTGGAATTGGGACGGATGATTTCATTTCTTTTAATGATTATTGTGGGAGTTCAGATACTTTGTTTGATCATGATTCTTTTAGAGATAAAAAGAAAACCTGGAAACTTCCAGTGGAAGTAGATGGTCCCAGCGGAGAATACTTTATTACTTTCCCCGATGAGTTACTTGATCAAGTTGGATGGAAAGAAGATGATACTCTTGAATGGTCTTCAAATGCAGATGGATCTTTCTCTTTGAAAAAAGTAGAAAAAGATGTTTGAACTTATATTTTGCGGATATAATATTTTTTGCCACTTAGATAATGTAAGCGATTATTTAAGTCGACCAAAATATCCAAAAGATGTAGAAACTCTGTGCATTTATTTTGAAGAACAAAAAGCAGAACTTCCAGACTATTGTAAATGGAAAGATAATCCATCACCACCAAGGAGGAGAAGTGAGTTCTAAAATTCAAACAGCAGGAACTTTTGATGGAGAATATTATTCTCTCATTATTGCATTTAATGATAGTCATGCAATTTCATTGGATGGACTTTCTAAAGAGGATATGTTACAATTACAGTCTTGCGTAGATTGTATGCTACTGGAAGGACCAGAAATACCAAATTATTAAAAAACTATGGCATTATCAGAATCAGTTGAATCAAGTTTGAAAGAAGCAGAATTATCTTTGCGTAATGCTCTTGCTTTTGCTGCCAGAACAGAAAGACCTATGGTAGTTTCAGTAATTGCTGATCTTATCCATAGAATTGATACTGTAGTAAGTACAGATAATCTTCTTGATAAACTTGAAAGTCGTAAACCTGGAGAAAGTGGTTCTTGGGGTGAATTTTTTACAGATTTAAATAGTGATGACACCTGATACTTTTGTGGGAATGATTGAGATTCCCATTAAAACGCCTGGATTTAAATACTTAGATTCTGAGGAAGAAAAACCAAATTTTTCTGTTTGGTTTTACAGAAGAGAAACAACGAATTTCTCTCTTGAGCAGTTCTTGGAAAGTATCACACCAGAAAATATGGGATGGGATAAACCGTCTCGACAACTTTATTACAAAGATAAATCTAATAAGTTGTATAAACTTAACTTTCAAGAGATTGAAGTGTAAAGTAATATAACCAGAAGATAAAAATAATATTAAGAACTCTAACTTTGTTGTTAAATAATGTTAGGATATGCTCACAAATATAGGAGCAAACTTATGACTCTTTCCGCTGGAAAACAAGACAAACTAACAGATGATGAGTGGAATGAGATGTCTGCACTTAAAAATGCAATCAATCAACTTCCACAATCAGTTCATCCAGATAAAATGGAAGAATTTACTGCATATCTTGTCCGAAGTATGAAAGAAATGGGTTGCTGAAGACAATTTGCAAACTGGCACATAGGGGACTTGCATGGTCCCCTTTTTTGTGCCATACTATGTTCATCAGGGGGAGAGACCCCTGCCCAACCAAACAAACTTCTTATCATGGCAACCCGCTCACGCATCGGTATTGAACTCTCTGACGGTTCTGTGCTCTCTGTGTATCACCACTGGGATGGTTATCCTGAGTGGTTGGGTCGGATCCTGAAGACGCACTACAATAGCAAAGAACTTGCTTCTGAACTGATTGACGGTGGCGACATGTCCTGCTGCTGGACTGAGGATCGCTGGAATAGTGAAACAAAGGCACAAGAATATGGTCCTCAATACTACTCCCAGCGTGGTGATGATTGTCCCCCTCGCCTTGATGCTAACAAATATGATTATCTTGCTGATGGTGAAGAGTATGCTTATCTGTTCACTCTTGATGGAGAGTGGATTTGCTATGATAGGCATGAGTTTGGAAATAGATATCCAGAAATTGTTGAAATTCCCTCTGGTGCCCTTGCTGTTTGATCATGATTGAAACTGAAATGACTCTCAATCTCAATGCCGAAGAGCATGAGATGATAAACGTTGCACTCACTCATCTGCTTGATGCTGCAGAGGAAATGATTGATAGTGGATTGTATTCTATTGGAGAGAACAATAGAATGAATCTTCTTAAAAATGTACGGGACAAGTCTTACTATCTTTGGAGTAAACGTTTTGAACCCCTATCTTAAACTTGCTGTTGGTGGATTGATTGTATTTACAGTCTCTGCTCTTATTATTGATGTTTCTAAAAATGATAAAGTAAAACGTTTTATCTATGATAAAGCAGAGTACTGCCACCAATATCCAAATCACTCCGATTGCAAATCTTTATGATAACAGTTATTTCAGCAATTTTAATTGTTAATCTCGTTGCAGTTGGAGTTAATTATGTCCTAATGTCACAAACTGATTATCAAGATTATGACTGAAAAGACAAAACTTATACTTGCTCTCCAACAAATTGACAATTTGACCAGTTTGCTGGAAGGAAATAATTATCAGAAACTTTTTTATTCTCATCTGATTAGTATGCAAGTTGAACTTAAGAGACAACTTTCACTAATCAACTCTATTGACTCTAAAAGTTAATAGTGCTATCATTTAACCACAACACTCAACGGAGACTACTTTACCTAAAATGAAATTTCTTTACATTGTTGATTACTGGGTTCCCTTTCCTTCTTCTGAGTATGGCGGGGTAATTTCTGTAATTGCTCAAAATGATCAAGAATGCTTTGATGTTCTTAGTTCCGCATCCAAAGATTGGAATGAAGAAGATCATGATAAGTACAGTAACTTGATTATGGCAAAAGTTGCAAAAGCACCCCGTTTTGAACTTGCAAATGATGATGAAGAAGTTGGTATTGTTGATGCATTCACAACCTGATGAAAGATATTAAGATTGTAGATTTTCCCCACATAGCACCTAAAGGTTACTCTTATGAATTTGAACAGTATAACTCCAAAACTATTCGGATTATGCTGCGTTGTCATCGCGTCTTTGATTACAACAATGGTAAGTCTACCTCAACTGTTTGGGGATTCTACAATCCAAAAAAATCAGAATACTACTCCCCAATTAATGCTACCACCATCGGTTCTTGTGTAGACATTAATTCAACCCGACCCTGGACTTCTATGCCAATTAAAATGACACCTTTGGAGGCAGCTTTTAATGGATGACAATGACCGCAAGTATAACATCTATTTGGTAGAAGAATTTTATTGCCACCAAATGGAAGTTCTTGTTGAAGAAGAACGTTTTGATGATGCCCATGCTATTTTTGAAGAGTTTGTTGTAGACTCTCAAGAACCAGAAGAATGGACTTTTATTCCTTATTTTGACAATGTTCATTGAAGGATCTGAAGTTTCCTACAGAGGAATGTGTGGGGTAATCAAGTTTGTTTGCTCCTCATATATTGTCATTACTCTTCCACCTGTTCCTGGAAGAAATGCGCCTAATCTTCTTGTATTTCCTACTTATTACGATCAAGTAATCATTTTTAAAGACAGCGAAAAATGAAGTATGAAGTTCATTATCTACAACCTAAGAAAAAAGGTTTTTCAAAACAAATTGCTACTTTTCTGAAACTGGACGATGCTATTTTTTGGGAATCTCATATCAAAACTCAAGGGGCAAAAGAAATCATTATCTGCCCCAAATAAATACACTTGCCAATATTGTGAAGTTGAAAAACCCTTGTCAAAAGATTTCTTCCAAGAAGTTAGACGTTTTAAGTATGGGTATTCAACTGTTTGCTTAGATTGCTCAAAACCAAAACCAAGAAATGAAGAAAAAAAGTAATAATATTTGGAGACTATGGGCAAAATCACTTGGAGAAAAAGCATCAAAATGCGACAAAGAATCTGACACTGTGGCAATCATCAGGACAGTTATATTTGTGACTTATTTGGTCACAAATTGTTTTATTGTTGCTGGAGTTATTAGGCATTGGAACTCACCAAAATATCTTTTAGTTCCTGTAGAAATAAATAATCAAGAAGGTTTTACGAGCTCAAGTGATCTACTTTAAAGATTTCATGGAATCTGCTGACGAGTCTGCCCATAGGATTGCTCAGGCAGAGGCAGAACGCGCCCATAGAAGAAAAGAAGCAAGAAAGCGCCAAAAATCTGCAGAGACATTCACACAAACTCAAAAAGAGAAGCAATTAGATACAAAACACTCCTCTGAAGACAAAAGAGATGCTTATAATCAAAGAATGGAGCGAGTTAAATCTACAACAAATAAAAGACATCATCAAAGTTCTCTTCATCTTGCAGCAAAGGGTGCAGTTAAATCAGCAATAAAAGGAACTCTGAAAGGTGCCGTAAAACTTGCTAAAAAAGCAATTCAAAGAGACTCTGATTAATCCAGTTTTGAAACTGTCCACTTTCCTCTGAGATTATTCTTTGGGGTGCTATCATTATTGAAAATCAAACACATCATGAACTACAGTTTTCCTCTTATTGAAAATTTGAATGATGTCCTTTGGGCAATTCAAGGTTTTGATGAATTTAAAGTAACTGACAAAGGTGACTATACTGTAGTAAATTACATGGTAAACTTTGAGAACACTTTCAGTTCTCTTGATGATAATACGAACAGTATGCAAATCAGGAGAGAGTGTAGAGGTTTAATTTTCTGCAGTAAAACTAAAAAACTTCTTTCTCGTCCGTATCATAAGTTTTTTAATATTGGGGAAAGACCAGAAACTCAAACTAATAAGATTAATCTCTATAGTCCACATGTTGTATTGGAAAAATTGGATGGTTCTATGATCCGTCCAATTCCAACTGAAGTTGGATTTAGACTTGCAACAAAAGCAGGAATCACTGATGTGGCAATGAATGCTGAGGTTTTTATTGCAGATAAACCTGTATATGCAGATTTTATCCATGCAATGTTTGATGGAGGCATGACTCCTATTTTTGAGTGGTGCTCACCAAAAAATAGAATTGTTGTAGATTATAAAGAAGATAATCTTATACTTACTGGTATACGTAATACCATTATGGGAGTGTACCTCACATATCAAAATATGGTTGAACTTGCTAATCATTGGAGCATTCCCGTTGTCAATGCTGTAGATGGTCTTGCTGTCCAAAATATTGATTTGTTTGTAAAGCAAGTTAGGGAATGGGACGATGGAGAAGGTGTAGTCCTCAGGTTTACTGATGGGCACATGGTTAAAGTTAAAGCGGATGATTATGTTCTCCGCCACAAATCTAAAGATTCCATCAATCAAGAAAAGAATGTCATTCAAACTATTCTGGATGACTCTGTAGATGATTTGATTCCTTTGTTGACTCCAGAAGATGCTGAAAAAGTACGTTCTTTTGAAAAGGCATTTTGGGCATCTGTTGAGGATGTTGGCACAGAGATTCATGATCTTTATAAACAAATTGATAAGGGTCAAGATCAGAAAGAATTTGCTACTCTTGCAGTTCCTTCAATTCTTCCGCAGTATCAACCTTTCATGTTTAAACTTAGGAAAGGAGTTCCTGTAAAAGATTTGATTGTTGAGCAAATTGGCAAATCATTGGGATCACAAACAAAAATTGATCAGACTCGTTGGTTATTTGGAAACATTAATTGGAACTATCATGCCTGAACTTATCATGCTTTGCGGAATTCCTACTTCTGGAAAGTCCACTTATGTTGAGAAACTAAAGAAACTGGACTACTGGAAGGATGCAGTAGTTCTTTCTACAGATAATTACATTGAAAAATATGCAAAACGTGTTGGTCAAACTTATAATGAAGTCTTTGACGATATAATTCCTGAGGCTACTCGGGAACTTGAACTTGAGTTGAACATGGCAAAGGAAAAAGGTAAGAACATTATCTGGGATCAGACAAACTTATCAGTCAAGACCAGAAAGAAAAAACTTTCTAAACTCCCTTCCTTTTACCATAGGGATGCTGTATACTTTGTTATATCACTAGAGGAGGCACTGGAACGAAACGAACACCGTGAAGGTAAGTTTATTCCTGAAAGCATCTTAAAAAGGATGTGGCATCAATTTGAAATTCCAACTCTTAATGAGGACTTTGATTATGTTGAAAAAGTTGAAAGTTAAGGAACCTTACAATCATCATTTTGAATATACTAGTGACATTGAACGCATTGTAAAAATCTTTGCGGAACGTGGTTATGAAATCTCTCATACAGATGCTGTCCATGCTTGGGAACAGTTTTCAGATAGTATGTGTGCTGGGTGGATGTCTTTGGGTGATGATGATGAGGTCTTTCAAGATGCTTTTTATTATTTTGAGGAAGTTCAATGAAACCAAATTGTTATGTATTTGATCTTGATGGGACAATTTGCAATGTAAAGCATCGTCGCCAATATGTTGCGACTAAACCACGTAATTGGGATGCTTGGAATGCTGGATTGGTAAATGATAAACCAAATGAGGCAGTTCTTGGAGTTGTTCAGGCACTAACTTACTATTATCCAGTGTTTATTGTTAGCGGTAGATCTGATGATTATAGAGATCAAACCGAGGAGTGGTTAGCAAAGCATAATATTGAGTATAATGCTCTTTATATGAGAAAATATAAAGATCATAGGGATGATGCTGTAGTTAAAGCAGAAATTGCTGATGAAATTGAAAAAACTCACAACATTATTGGAGTTTTTGATGATCGCCAGCGAGTTG